CTATTGACGCAATTAGAGCCACAAAGCCAGCAATGGCAGTTACACAAAAACTAACTACGGCAACACCTAAGACTACTAGGATACCAATAAAAATTCCCTGATTCTGCTGGAAAAATGAAATAATGTTTTTGAAACCTTGAATAACTTGCGGTAGATATGAAATAGCAGTCACAGCAAAATTAGCTAAAGAATTAGCAAAAGACTCAATGAATGCCTGTACAGCAGGATCATTAAGCTTATTAGATAAAGTATCAGCTAATTGAGTCAAGGCAGGTAGTAAAGCACCTCCAATAGTTTCTTTTATGTTCCCAAATTTATTTTTGAGAATCTCTAATTTGCCTGTAAGTGTTTCACCAGCAGCTTTAGCACTTCCCCCGAATTCCTTAGCCAATTCACCAAGAATAATTTTTTGTGCTGATGCAACATCGTTGACTTTCATAAAGCCTTCGATTTGCTTTTTTTGCTCCTCAGTAAAACTAACACCGACTCTTGATAAGGCTGTGATCCCATTAATAGGATCGTTAAGAGCTTTACCCAATTGAATACTGTAACTCTTCAAATCCTGTCCTAAAGCCTGAGACATATCTAATACCGTCTCTGTAGCCTGTGGAAAAACATCTTTACCAATATTGGTAAAAGTCAAGAGCATATTTTCAGCACCTACGATAGTGTCATCCTCAAATTTTGTGCAATTTGAAAGTGACTCAGCCAGAGAATTGACAGACTCAGCCGTCATGCCACTAGCTCCACCAGTAGACTTTAAGACACTGGCTAATTGAGCCTGGATATCAGCAGCCTTACTTGCTTCAACAGTGGAATCGGCGATAAAAGCTGTAAGACCAGCCACAGCCACACCTGCACCTGCCACTACTGCACCACCAAGAGCATTAAAACCGTTGGCTATTGTGGTCTGTGTCTTTTGTAGTCCTGACATGGCATCGTCTAAGCCACTTTTAAACTTGTCGGCTTCCAAACTTAATAGAACACGTAAATCACCAATATCTGCCATCTTGTACCCTCCTTCCTAGACTTTACGCATAAAATCCATGGCATCAGCCAGCATTTCTTGCGTAGTCTGTTTTTTTGATTTTTTGATTTTTTTTGAGAATAATAAGAAGTCATCTAGAGACTTTGATTTTTTAGAATTGGAATTGTGAATAAGTTGTGCAATTTGTGCTAACTCGTACTCAGTACGAGTATCAGAATCTATTGGATTGGGCAGGCTATATGCCTGATAGGTTAATAACTCGTCATAAGTTAGCTGGTCTAATAATTGCTTATATGGGATACCGAGTCGTAAAGACAAAGGAATTATGAAGCTAAAGGGGAGTTGGTAAGCTCTTTGGCTTTATCCTCAACCTTCACATTAAGATTATTTAATGCAGTAATAGCATTGGTCAGCAAGGTGATTGTACCTACAGACCAAGAACCAATAACATTAGACGCATCAGCATTGGAAACAATCCGATTACCTGACTCGTCAATGATGCTCATGGCAATAATACGATAAACTGACTCTTGACTGTCTTTTTTCTGCAAATCCTGGATAGATAAGACCTGAGACGCGGATAATTCTTTGATGATTACGGTGACTCCCAAATCAGGGAGTTCAATTTCTTGTTTTTTCAAGTCATTGACCTGAGATATATTTTCTTTGGATAGATATGTAGTCATGTATAAAATCCTTTCTGTGAAATAAGGCTCTGTGCGCCCTTGTAAGGCGATTTGATTTTAAGTGGCTATGTTTACACCCCCAGAGTCGGAAAAACCCCTTTTTTTGAGATTTTCCCGACTTTTAGGTATTGCTACTAACGACTATTGGAAATTAATCACTAGTAGAAGCTAAGAAAGTGTAAAGCTTCCGGTTGGTTGAATTTTAAGGTTATATACACCCGCGTTAGGGCTGTCTGCGTCAGCTTCTTCCATCGAGAATTCGGTAGGATAGCCGGAAAAGACAAAACTAGCCGATGTACCGTAGATAATCTTGTATGATTTTGTAGTGCCTGCGTTAAGGTCTGTCAACCAAGCATTAGTGGCACTGGCAGAGACAAAAATAGCCGTGAACTCCATTTCACCAATTTGTTTTTTCCCTGACGGCTTACTCTCGGAATATCCGCCTGTGGACTGGTGACTGGTGACATCAATCTGCACTGACTTTACATCAGGGAGCTTGACCTTAGTTAACTCGGCAACCTGTGTATAAGTTCCAACGGTTGAGCCGGAAATAGAAGCTGTGTATAAAGACGTGCCAAAATCTGAAATAGCATTACTCATAATATTGTCCTCCTATAGATTGATTGTGTACTCTAGGCTAATCCATTGCTCAATGATGGGATCAATCTTCCCCCATCCGTCCCTTTCATAGTAGATAGGGATTCGTGCTCCGTAAGGGATAGCATAGAGTTTAGTTTTGATAGATATATCCCCTGCTACACACCTGACATTGATACCATCAGATGTAGCAGGTGTTACATAACGTAATACTTGTACTTTTGTCCCATAGTTAGGGACAATCAAGCTGCATTGCGGGTTATCATCCCCTAATGTTGACCATGCAGACTGCCAAATTGACAGTGGAATTGGTATAGCACAGCCTGGTGTAGGTGTGTTAAGTGGGTCGTGGATATAGACAGTATCTATATCCATGCCTATAACGACAACAAAGTGCGATCCGGTAAACTTATTAGGTCGTATGTCACTCAATGCACCATATCTAATTAGGGCTATTGGTGCAATACCTTGTGATAAGACCTCCCATAAGTCCTTAGCTTTGTATCCTGCATCGTAATCAGATTTAACCCCATATCTAGCCATTAGTTTTAGCAAATCGGCTATATATAGGTATCCATCACCATTAGGTCTAACTGTGTTATAGAGTGTGTCTACTGTTGGTGTGCTAATATGCCTGGATTGCAGGATCATAGACACGCAAGTAGCACCACAATCACTACCATGCTCATTAGAGCCAATCCCCACTTGTCCCACATAAGGGATATTTAGTTGTTTTGACATTTTTTTGCCTATAAAATAATGATTTTATCTGGTAGACATGACACATGATGTGGTGTCATGTTGTGCTTTTTAGGCTTTTTGTTGTGTGTTGACGACTATTAGGCAATAGTAATCAGTAGGAATAGTGTTTTTATTGTGAATATTTATCTGTTATTGAAAATGATTATCAATAATGATATGTAACATGTGTTACATATTGTCCCGATTCTAGGGACAGCACAGGGTAGGTGATTCGGATACTTTTTTAGCCTTAATGCAACACATAAAGGTCAATATCCACCCTACTCAATGAGCTATCATCCGCAACATCACCAACACTTGTTATCCAGGCTGTGACAAAATCAGTCTTATTGCCATCCAACACACTAATAACACTACTAGCCAATGCCTTGACATCTTTATAACTTGCACTGTAGACAGACAGCAGATAATGTGCCTTCCAAAGAGCAACGGAACTATGTGACCTAAACGGTACATCACTTACAAGCTGATACACAACACAGGAATTATCACCTTCTTTTTTGACAGAAGGATAAGCATTTATAGAATTGCTTTTTAGAACACTTACTAAAGTTTCCTCTACCATTACACACCCCCTAACTCGTCATCCATCTGCCTAGCCACAGCATTAAGAATTTCCTCTGTGTTTTCATTTATCGCACGCCCTACAAAATGTTTCCCCTTCATCTTTGACGTGCCTATCTCATTCCACAGGCTATAACTAGCTGTGTAATCTAGTTCTGCTCCGTTAGCATTCTCGTGACTTTCGGCTGATGATCGGAGATAGCCTGTAACATAAGGCGCATTTTCCTGTGAGTGAACTTGAATCACTTGAATTCCTGCTAAACATGCCTTATTGGTTTTTACACCTTTTAACTTATTTAGTTTGGCTAGCAATTCATCCATGCCTTCGATTTTTACGGTTCCCATTTTACGTCACCACCCTTTTCAGTTCAGCTGTCACCCCTGCCAAACCACAAACAGGCATGGAATTGACCTTATATACAAGGCTGGCTGATGACTCATAAATAGAATTAATCTTGATATAGTTATCAGGTGTAATCACAGTGCCAATAGGCAACCTAATTGACGCATCAGAATCTAACTTAATAGCCTGACCAGCTACAGACTTAGTACCCCCATGCTGGAATAGTCCACAGGCGATAACATCCCCATAAACGATACTAGAACCTGATTCACCAAATGAGTTTATAGAACTGGAACTTGTCCCTATCTGACAGGTATCGTGTAATGTCGCAAGGTAACTATTTTGGCAATATGCCATAGACATATATAAGCCCATAGTTACCACCTACGCCCGTCACCTGAGAACTCATCAAAGTGATGTTGAGGATGTGACCTATAAAAAGTCACTCGATTATTAGGCAGATAATCCATTGCGTCATTTGTGGCTAGGGATAGCTGATTTTTAGCATTTTCTACAAGCTGACTATTTTTGAGACTTACACCATCGGCTGAAAAATCCACAGAGAATAAAAGTTCTCTGTAAATCTTTTTCCACAGGAAATAAATCCCTAGTTTGTATAACTTGTTAGTATCCGTTGCATCTGATTCCAGTTCCAGCCCATAGCACAGCAAAGTGTCTGCAATGACAGACGTATAGGAGGAATCAGACCAACCTAATTGAGTCTCAATACTTCCCAAGTGTGATTTTAAATATTCCAAAAGTGTCATTTTCCCTCCTGATTAAAAAAGTAAAGGGGATACTTTGTAAAATATCCCCTATACAGTTTTATAAAAAAATAGAATTAGAGAGTAGGAGCTGTAAAAGTTGAGTTATTCAACTGCAATACTGCGCCTGCACTTCGGTTATACGCACCAAAGCCAAAGTACGCGATTCCGTGCTCCGTGAGTAAAGGTTCCGTCATGGAATGCGAGTCAAATCTCAGACCACGCAAGGACTCTACAGAGTGCTGACGGAATGCAATAGGTTTACCACGGAAATTATCGAGAGAAACACAAGCCATATAATTTTTAACACCAAACGGCTTAACCCAGATAGGAGTCCCATCACGCCACAAACCAATACAACGA